GTAAAGTCCCACTTGTAATGTTCATTATACCATGAGTTAGATATGAAGTGTGGGTATCCATCATACCTCCATGCCATTCTTAAATATTCTATCTTCTGTCTCAACCATGTAATGTACTTGGCATTGACCTTCATGTTATGAGGGTAACCGTTACTTGGTCTTAAAATTTCATACAGGTCAGCAGTTGACCTACCACCATCCTCTAGTGCTGAGTCAACATCATACTGTTCAACCATATCAAACAGTCCATCTGCTGCCTTGATCTGTTCATCAACATCCCATTCAAACCTATCCTTATAAACGATAGGTGCTGATATATTAATTGGTTTCATGTGATGATTCTTCTAGGTCCGTTGACACCTGTGCGATGTTGATTGATTTCGTATATAGCTACCGATCCTGTATTCAATGTGACATGTACTTCGTCACCTTGTATCAGTGCTTGTACAGCACCCCTAGCAAAGGTAGTAAGGACTCCTCTGCGTGTATGATATAGAGAACAGATTCCGTTCTTGACTCTGACTCCTAAGCTTCCTTCAGACATGAGTAATTAGTAAGTAATAGTTCGCGTCTCTCCTGTTGATCTTTCATGTAATCACCAGTAGATCTCATAGTGTAAGTATGATCCCAGTCATAAGAATGCCATTCCATAAAACGATCAACGATCTTCTTGGAATTGTTGTATGAGATCATTACATTACCCATTGTTTCATCCATTATATCAGCAAATCTTGTATGGTCAAACCCTTTGTGTAGTTTTCCTTTCTCACCATATAGATTATCTTTGATACTGTATGGTGGATCAGCATATATGAATGTATTATCATCACATTTAAGATCACCATACGATAAACAATCTTCGACAAGATCAGCATAGTCTAAGCATGTGATCTTCCAACCAGATATCATTTCACCATAGGCAGGGAGAGCACAGATACCACGCATTGTCCAGTTGTTATCGGATGCCTGTTTACTAAATGATGATGACTCTGTTAGACCAGAGAAACTACATTTGTTAACGATATAAAATTTTACTGCTCTCTCTAGATCATTACCCTCTTTGATACTACCTTTGTAGGTATCAAATAGTTCTCTTGCTTTATCAGGTGTATCATACTCGACCTTAAGATCTTTTATATCTCCTGCTAACTCTTCACCATTCTGTTGTAGTTGTATCCAAAAGTTATACAATGGTTCATACATATCGTTGACCCATATAGGTAGGTCAGGATATTGTTTTGTCATAGCAATAGCAAAGCTACCACCACCTAGAAAAGGTTCACGAAACTCTGTGATATCTTTTGGTAGGAACTGGAATAACTTAGGCACTGCTCTGGACTTTCCGCCAGGATAACGCAGTGGTGTCTTCAAAGATTTCATAAGTAAGTTGCGACTAAAACGACACGTCTTGTTCCGTTACATGGTTGTTCAATACTATGTAACCCTTCAAATATTATTATACCATCTTCTTGTGGTTTGTGCGACTCCTCTTCAACATTTGTAGCACCACATTCAAATTCATTTAGATAGACTACTATATTTTTTGTATCAAAATCATGATCCTTATGTACAGGTGTAGTCTTACCATCTGTCTGATGTGTACAGTTGACATTGATCCTCAGCACACTCCTCACCTTGATATCATTTGCCATAAAGATCTCTAAGAGAACCTTGTTAGCTATGTTCAACCAATCTGATTGCTGTGTTGGCATCATCAACTCTTCATAACCAGGTCTTGCTAGTATAGTATGTCCATAGTAAGCAGGACTAGCACCATCCCCATGAAAATAATTCCATGGGAAGGCACTACTTAATACATCACTCTTGAACCTACGATATGTCTGTGTCTGTGGGTTAGTTAGTTGTGTTATCATTTTAACTTTTTAGTTCGGTGATAATATGCTCTCATTCTAGCACGTTCTTTCTCACGATTCTCTGCGTGGTACTTAGCATTACGTATCTTATCGTTTGCTTTTTGAACTTTCTTATTACTCTTCCAACCTACTGCTCTACCATGTCTATAGTTTGGATTTGCTTGACCACTACAGGTAAAACCTCCACCCTCCATTATCATGTTTGCGTACTCTTCTTTCTCCCAGTACTTAGGATTTTCTTTTTCATAGTCTAAACAGAATTGATGTACCTCATCAATATTTTCTGATTGAAATAATATTTCTGTATCATGTTCTTCACCATGTTCTCTAAGGTGTTGTCTCCACTCTATTCCAGAACCTTCATACCTAAATGGATTCTGTTCTGTCTTACAGATGTACATAAGACCAGTAATCTTATGAGTTTTTTTACATATGTAAATCATTTAAAGGTACACTCCACCATAATCTCAGTTAATGCTGCCAGTAGATTGATCTCTTGGTCAGCAACAAATGCTATCTGATACTGATACTTTGCGATAGTCAGTACAGCAGCAGGGATAGTACGAGGTTCAAGTTTCTCGTACATAGCATCATACAATGTACGTAGTATGATGTTAGGATCATTGTCTAGATTATCAACAACCCACTTTCTAACATTAGCAAAGTCTTTGCGTTTAAGATACTCAACCAACTTATCAATGTTGGTATCAATCATAGCAGAGAGAACACCTGTGTCAATACTACCAGAGTTAGAATATCTCTGTAGTTCATTGAGTACACGTCTCCAGTCAGGAAAGTGTCTCTGTATTAATTCTGCTATAACTTTCTTGTCATGTGGTATAACTTCTTCTCCTAGGATATATTGTATCCTCTTGAAGAAGTCTGCCATGATCTGTGGTTTCTCACTCTTCTGTATCTGAAACTCTATACATGAACAGCGAGAATGTATTGGTTCTATTATCTTATTCTTGAAGTTACAAGTGAATATGAACGAACAAGTCTTATGAAATTCCTCAATGAATCCACGGAGCAGAAGTTGTACATCGTGGGTGGTATTGTCTGCCTCATCAATGATAATGACCTTTCGTGCGGATCCACCCACGAGGGAAACAGTTGATGCAAAGTTTTTCGCTTGACTGCGGACGGTATCAAGGAACCTGCCTTCGTCAGATCCGTTAATAACATAGTAATCTGCTCCTAGTTGTTTACATAATGCTTTAGCAACAGTGGTCTTTCCGATCCCTGCTGATCCAGATAACAATAGATTAGGTACGTTGCCCTGATCTACTATTGTTTGGAAAGTATCCTTGATCCTCGTGGGTAGGATACAATCTTCAATCTTCTGGGGTCTGTATTTCTCGACCCATAAGAAGTCACTCATGATAAAACCGTGTTAATTAAGATCCGAGTTTGATGCTCGGAAGGAGAGTATCCTGTATGAAGATAGTCTCCATCAAATAGTACCATACGTCCTGCCTTTGGAGCAACCCTCTCTCTGATAGGTAAATTGGTTGTCTCAAGATATGTCTTTGCCCACTTAGTTTTGTGGTCATAGATTACTGTATCTCCATCACTGTCATTTACATATACTATACACGCTACGTGAGGTGTGTCTATGTCTATGTGAGGAGGATGTATGTAGTTGTTATGTAGAACTGTCATGTCTAGTCTACATCTAAGAAGTTGATCTGCCTGTGCCATATCTTTGATACGATATATCAGAGGTTTGATCAGTGTAGCTATGGGTGTATCATCAAACTGATTAGGTTGCCATGGTGGTAGTATACCAATAGAAAAACCAAAGTCTTCTATCAAGGCATCATCATAATCAGTAAGAGACTGAGACCCTTGGAAATACCATGGGGTACTCGAAGGGTCACACGCACTTTGTATTGCTTCTAGGTATGATGGCGATACGAAATCGTCATGTATTTCTAGATCAATTTTCCTCATAGGTTGAGTCAGGTTCTAGAGCAATAAGATAGACCATACCATCAGGTGTGACCCATTGACTGATACCACTCTTACTTACACGAACACTGTATCCTGCTATATGATTGCTGTAATCTAGTTTAAATAAATTCTCTGCCTTCAACTCAAATACAAACTTAGCATCTGTTGTGCCCACATTAAGTGAGTATGTATTGGATGATGGATTCTCATTGTCTCTTATAACAAGTGACACGATACCATTCTTACCTACGATAGAGATGTCCTCTAGGTGACCATAGATTCCTAGAGCAGTTCTAATCTTATTCAAGTCACCTATAGATAAGTCAAACTCACAATCTACACTAGGTAGAACAGGAAACTTAGCAGGAGGTTGTAGAACTATAGATGGATCAGCAAAGAAATATCTTGCTTCAGTTCTATCTGTTTTTACTGTCACGAAGTTCTCAGTAAATATAAGATCTCCTTGGTTGTCAGTAAGATTCATCACCTTCAAGAACTCATCTAGATCATAGATGGCGAAGTCTTGAGGGAATGATTCTTCTATTGGAGTCTTAGCAAGTACATTCTTTTGTATTGATAGTGATGATATCTCACTACCTTCTTTGATTTGAATCGACTTGTTGATCTTAGACATGTTGTTTAAGATCCTTACAGTACGTTCAGATAATTTCATCGGATTTAATGTTGTCACGTTTTCTAGAAAAATGATATAGGAGGACGCAGTAATGGATTGCCTTTAAGATGTCACTCTCTGGAAATCCTTTCTTATCATATCGTGCCAGATACTTAATAGCATTTGAACGACAGAACGCAGGAGCGTCACCCACTGCGTCTATAAGATCTAGTGTTTGTATGCCATCAGCACTAGAATAATGTTTAGCATATGTGCTCCTGATATAATCAATAGCACCATTGAGGATCTCATCCTCACTATACTTACATGGGATAGGTGGAGTCTTTACCTCCACCTGTTTTGCCACATTGGTTAGTGAGTCTGCTAGCATTTCCTTTGCTGATTTTAACTCATGTTCCATATTACACTGTTGGTTGGGAATTGTCAACGTCGAATTCTACTTTAGCATCAACCTTGTCATACAACTCTTGGAATGCCTGTTTTGTTTCGTCGTCAAAACGATTGATACATGCTGTGATTGCTTTTGCTTTGTCTCCAAAGATAGCAAATGCTTTAGCGATGTGTACAAGTCTACGTGTACTGATCACCTCATCAATACCACCGTCTCTGAATGTACGACGGATGATGTCTGCCCAGTCACATAGGTTCTTGACATACTCTTTGTCAGAGCAGTGGAAAGATAGGATCTTTGCTTCGGTAACTACACTTGGATAGTCCTGCTCAAATGTAAGTGGGAATCTCTCAAGGAATGCTTCGTTGAGCACGTTAGTGCCTACGAATCTACCGTCATCAGAACCTTTACCTTTTGTGTTCGCTGTTGCGATGATGTTGAATCCTGCCTTGGGTTTTACATAGCGTCCGATCTTCTTAAGGAAGACACCTTTACCTTCAAGGATAGACTGGAGACATAGTATCTTGTTGGATGCTAGGTCAACCTCATCAAGGAGTAGCACAGCACCCTTCTCAAGTGCTTCTACGATAGGACCATTGTGCCAAACAGTGTTCCCATCAACAAGACGAAAACCACCAATAAGATCATCCTCATCAGTTTCAATAGTAATGTTTACACGGATCAGTTCACGACCTAGAGTAGCACATGCTTGTTCTACTGAATAGGTTTTACCGTTACCTGATAGACCAGTGATGAATACAGGATAGAACTCCTTAGATCTCAAAACTTTTTTGACATCGTTGAAGTTTCCGAATGGTACAAACTCTGGATCTTTGAATGGTACCAAGTTCTGTACAACACTCTGCTCTGTAACTATTGTAGCAGATGTTTGTGGTATTGTCACCTCTGGTGACTTTGCTAGTGTGTTCTCTAGTGCCTGTCTGACTGACGCAACTGTTGATAGGTTCCACTTACCTTTAGTGTTAGGTACTTTGAACTTCTTGAGTTGTTTTGCGATAGTAGAATATCTGATACCTACCTCAGCAATATACTCATTGACCTGAGATGATGTTACGTTGTTACCGTAACGTGCTTTTAATTCTTGTGCTCTGTTCTTAGAAGTCATAGTACTGTGTTTGTTTGATATATTAATTGTATAGCCTTAACTCCTACTTGTGAAGCTACTGTGGACACTTATTTTATTGTCACATCAGAACCACCATACGAACCAAATCTACCTCTTATGAATACATCAAAAGCTATAGCATATCTCTCATTATCTGTTAGGTTCTTCTCAACGTTATGTATAATCTGACTAGGGAAAATTACTAGCATACCATTCTCAGGTTTGAGTCTCCAGTTCTGCTGAGTAAACTGATTGAAGAAGTTTACATCAGGATTTAAGGTAGGCATGAAACAATTAGTATAGTGTTGTCCCTTCTCTATCACTAGGTCTCCACTATGCTCAGTCACATCTAGGTAGTATATACCTGAGAATACACTGTTCATATGACAATGATTCTGTGCCCAGTCATTAGGCATATGTTTTATACCCCATGCTCTACACACATCAATATAAACATACTGTGCTACCTTCAAATGTTGATAGGCAAAGAATTTAGTAGCGTCAGATATCTCATGCTTCAGTCCACGCAACTCTTGGTTGCTGAATATATCCCTAGACCTAGAGATGTATCCATTATCCATGGATGTTCTATCATATTCTAATGTCTTTACAAAATCCAACCACTCCTTCTTCAGAGGTATTTCGCTCTGGAAGATAGGAGTGGGGAATAAACTATGTACTTGTGGTTTCATGCTATAGCAGTGATGAACTCATTCAATACTCTCTTGGATGTCTTCTTGTTCTTGAGAGACTTCTTGAATGCTCTGGAAATATCTGCCTTCTTAGCATCTTCCTTTACTTCAAACTCAGTCTCAGACTCCATGGCAGTGTTTAGTATATAGAGTGCTCTGGTGTATGATGTATCGAAGTCAACGAAAGACTTGTGCTTTCTCCACTCTGCTCTGTTCTTCTCCTTCTTATCGTAATCCCAGTTGTAGGATACTCTAGAGAAGTCAGAACCTGATAGGATTCTGATACTGATAACACTGCTGTTAGGGAAGTTGTCTCTTAGGTTCTTGACCCAGATAGATGTGCCACCACTGTAGTAATCATAAGGGAATACCTCATACACTCTACCTACTTTCTTGTCACGTAACTGACAGTTAGTAAGGTGACCTGATGTCAACTCATCTCTACCATCATAAGTCCACTTCTTGCGTCTCATTAGAGCACATGCTTCACCGTCAGTCAAGTTGATAACGTGTACCTTCTCGATCTTGTTTCTCTTTTGAAACTCAGGTAAGATATGTCTCATTGCGATGATCGCTTCATTAAGTGGTGTACCTGATAGGTATAACTTGTAAGGTATGTTGAAGCGTCCATAGTTTCTGAAGGCAGAAGCAAGTCTGAACATATACTTCATCACTTTCTCGATCTGTTTTGTCTTGAGAGTAGATGATGCGAAGTTGATTAGATTGAATCTCTCAACAATAACCTCACCTTCTTTGTGCTCACCCTTTTGTCTGTTTACATCGCTAGAATTCCACTCATTAGTGAAAGCATATACCTCGAAAGGAATGTTTGTCTTGCGACAGAACTGGATGAGGTTTAGTAACTGCTTCATTGTAGGTAGCATGACACTACTCATAGAACCTGACCAGTCAAGGTTGAAGATAAGACCGTGGTTCTTACCGTCAGGTGTAACTGTGATTCTCTTGAAGATATCGTCGTTGTACTTGTACTGAAATAGTTTTGATGTGTCTAGTACACCTGTCTTAGAGGTGTGTGAACGTGCGTATGCTGAGGCACTCTTCTTCATCTCGAACTCCTTGACGAGATAGTTTACCTCACGTGCTGATTGTGTCTTATACTCTCTGTACTCTGCGTCAACTTCATCGAAGGAGTAGCACTCTTTCTGTGCCCAGTACTCATCGCATAGATCAACCCAGTCTTGGACAGGAACAAGAACTTTGTCCATGTCTAACTCAGGGATTGTAACGTATTCTATAGGAGCAGACTCAAGATCAACAAGATTTTGGAGTGATTCGTTTAGTCTGGAATCTGTAACTGCTTCCAAGTCATCTACATGTGTCTTACCACCATGAGAACCACCTTCTGTACTCTGAGGAGTAGTGTCAGTGGACTCGTCATCGTCGTCAGACTCTTGACCGTTGTCATCTGTAGTTTCGTTGGTAGGAGCATCAGCATCCTGTGCTGTATTATCTGTTGATTCTCCGAAAGAAGATTGGAGTGATGAACCTGTGCCTTGGTCATCTAGTTCTATGTCACTAGATGTTTGTGCGGTCTGAGAAGGTTGATTCTTGACCTGTTCCTGCTGATATTTAGCGATGGCATCTGCGACTTTTAACACTTCTTCAAATGTCTCACAGGTGTCACACATGTCTCTGTACTGTATCTCTTGAGCAGAGAATGGAATGTCCCAGAAAGCACCGACTTTGTAGTATAGATTGATGCGATCAATGAGTGCGAACTGAGATAGGTCTGCGTCTTGTAGTGAGAAGAAGTCTAGTTTGTTGATATCTCTGTAACCGTTGTAAAATGTCTTAGGAAGTCCTGCGTATCTACGCTTCATTAACTTCTCGATACGTACATCTTCTACAACATTGACATATGACTGTGGAATCTTACCGAACCAGTCAAAATCGTTAGGTGTGTAGAGTGCGTGACCTACCTCATGAGCAATGAGCATGTCAAGAACAGATGCTTCTGCCTTCTCCCATCTAGGAAGAGTAAGGATACGCTTTTCTACGTCAAACATTGCTGTTTCTACCTGTCTGTGCTCAACAATTAGATCCTCTTGAGCGAGTAATTTTGCGAGTGTGCCTTTGACTTCGAGCATTTGTTTCCTGTGTTGTATGTACCTATTATGACAGAAAAAAGGGGGTATGTAACCCCCTAGTGGACACTTTGTGAACTGTCCTATTTATTGTGAAGTAAGGTGGGAGGTTGGAATCCTGTATACCAACAAAAGACGGGCATTTCTACAGATTAGAAAAACGTCTTTGCCTGATCCCCGACTGGTAAGTCGATTCTTCTTGCGAAGCAGCACCACCTGTGGATCATCACCTTAACTAGCTCAATGCCAGTAAGTTTATTCAGTCACTCCCTGTTGTCGCGTCCGACTCTTGTATAATAACAGACCCATCACACTGTGTCAACCCCCTATTATGATACCCTATGTGTGCCAGTTCAATAAGGCAGAAAAACCCCACCAACAGTAGGTTACTGACGGTTACAGGGTGAGTTATGACATTAAATACCGCTTTCTTCATTGATTACAGAGAAGTTTTGTTTCTTTTCTACTCTTAGTATTCTATCAAACTTATCCTGTAAGACATCTGGTTTGTGTGAGATTATAAACACGTTGGTGCTGTCGTTAAATGACCTCAAAATCTTCATAAAGTCATATGTCCCTGCTATATCAAGAGAACTGTCAAATATCTCGTCAAGTATCAGTAAATTAGTGTTAGCACTGTTCTTCATCTTAGCAATGGTTCTCCATGTGAATAGAAGTGCTAGATCTATCCTCATTTTCTCTCCTTCTGAGAAGGATGCGTAGCAAAATTCGTCTCTGAACCTAGATTTTATAGTCTCCTCAAAGTTTTCATTGAGATCAAATGACACATAGAAATCTAACTCATTCAAATACTTATTAATGAGTTGATTCATGATAGGAAGGTACTTTTTGATGATCTGAGACTTGATTCCTGTGTCTCTTAGCAGTTGTGAACACACGTCAAAGTTTTCTTTCTTTGCCTTCACATCCTTGAGGTCAGTCTCACCATCAAGACCCTCTTTTATCAGTGTTTTTAGCTTATTTTTCTCTCTTTTTAGGTTATCTGTGCGTGGTGCGTTGATCTCCTCTTGTATTTTAAAAATAGATTTTTTCTTCCACCCTACCTCTTTTATGTTGGCAGTGATATTGCTCTGAATGTCTCTAATTTCCTTCATTTTTGCCTCTTTTTGAGACAATTTGTCCTTGACTGTGGTCAGTTTCTTTTGGAGGTCTGTAGTTGCTGAGTTAAGTTCTTCAAGCTGTGTGTTAATGCCTGTTTTCTTAGCAGTGCGAAGGTCAATAGTGATGGATTGTGTACAAGTTGGACACGTGTCATTGTCATTGTAAAATTTCAACTCCTTATTTAATGATTTAGTTTTGTCCTTGAACTTGGACTGAAATATATTTAGTTCATTCAACTTAGCAGACACATCACCCATGTTATCTACCTCTTTTGAGAGGTTTTCTACTGTTTCTGTTGCTGTTATGATAGTCTCCTCTAGTGTGTCCACCTCTGCCTGTAAAGTAGAGATATCCGTACTCTTTGATCTCCTATTATTCTCCTGATTTTGCTTAATATCCTCTATAAATCGCTGTTGTATCTCTACTTTCTCCTTCACTAGGTCAAGGGCATACTGTTGGTTGAGTATGGTGTCACGTAGTCCTTTTGCTCTGTCCTTGAGGATGCCATTCATGGTAGAAAACACCTTAATATCAAGCAAATCCTCTATAACTTCCCTCCTGTTAGGAGCAGTCAACTGCATGAAGGGAACGAAGGTACTGCTACCTAGTATGACTACCTGTGTAAATGATTTATAGTTCAGTTTTAAGACAGATTGCTCCAACCACACCTGTTGATCACGTTGATTTGACTCTTGATTGAGTGGTTTACCGTCTCTAAAAATTTCAAATATATTTGGTTTGACACCACGGTTGACTTGCCAATGTGTTGACCCTATTGTGAACTCAATAGAGACCAACATCTCCTTCTCATTGACAGCATTTATCAGTTGTGCCTGTGATATCTTACGAAATGGTTTCTTGAACAGGACAAAGCAGATGGCATCAAGCATCGTGCTTTTCCCTGCCCCGTTGGAACCTACTACAAGTGTCGACGGACTACCTTTCAAGTCAACTTCGCTAAAAGCATTGCCTGTTGATAGGAAATTCTTCCAACGAATTCTCTCAAAAACGATCATAATAATTAGACAAATTAAAAATCAGGAGGTATCACTATTTGATCTGGTTGGATCACATAATATGGGTGATTATACTGTTTACAAGTACCAATCGCCTCGTCTGCCGAAACTTCTACCGTAACCATGTCAGGGTAGTCGTTCGCTTCCAATAATCTAGCATAGCGTATTGCGTCATCTTTGTCAACAAAGAGGTAAAGAGTCTTTTTCCCATCCTTTTCTATAGAATAGGCACCTTGATCTTCTTTACCTTTTATGCTGAGGATATACATCAGACTAATTCTAATGCTTCTATGTACAAACTTTTGAGGAGTGTCTTGATACCGTCCTTATCATGGTATTCCATACCATCTACGTAGTTTTCTAGGATAGTGAGGGTATCTTCCTTCTCTATATCTAGGTCTTCTGATAGTTCAGATTCGTATGAGGAATCCTCTACTACTTTGATCTCATGTACACCATTAATATACAGTTGTGACACGAAATATTCAAACTTTGCTGTGTCTTTCTTGTTCTCTACGATGATCTTGACCATCTTATCCTTGTAGTCAGATGCCTTGGGCAACTTCCTCTCGTCGTAAAAAATCTTGGCGAAGATACTATAAGGATTTTCATGAAAAACTAGACGTTTTGTGTCTGTATGGTACTCATGGAACCCTCTTTCATCACCCCAATCGTTCCAGTATATCTGGTAGGGGTTGCCTAGGTAGTAGCAGTTGTCATGGTGTGACTTGGTATGGTAGTGACCACTGAAAACTTGGTCAAATTTAGCAAAAAGACCCTTATCTATACCATGTGTCATGGTGAATCCTTTGTGTGCTTCAAACCCATTCAGTTCGAGGTGACCCATCGCTACTGATGCGGTGGTAGATTCTATTAAATCATAGGTTTTTTGCTGATTTTCAGCATTTATCCATGGTATGAACAGCACGTCTAACCCTGCTATGTTGACCTCTGTTGCCTCAGAATATATGTGTACGTTAGGATAGTCCTTGAGTGTAGTTTCTAGTGTATTTACAGCATTTGTGTCCTTATAATAGGCAGTATGGTTACCCACCAGAGAATGTACCTCAATGCCCATCTCTTGTAGACGATTGAAATAATTTTTCTTTGCCCAATCTATAGACCAGATGTCTAAATTCTTACGATTGTCGAATGTATCTCCTAAATCTAGGAGTATTGTTATCTTATTTTTTTCTAACCATGGAAAGAATACATCTTCATAAAAATCATGGAAGTAGTCATGAAAAATTCGACTAGATTTCCTAGCACCGAAGTGCTGATCAGTTATTATTGCTATCTTCAATTTGATTTTACCTGTACGTTCTCTTTTATACTGTTCATTGCTGAATGATCGTCAGTACCATCGCTGTGGAATAACTGATCGTACCCTGATTTGGTAATTATTTTGTTCTTGATCTCCAACTGTCTCTTTTCTTTCGATATCCTACGTAGAAACGCATAGTATATAATCTGAGTAAAGTAAGCAAAAGGATTACTGGACTTAGAAGGATCAAAATTACTGATATACTGTACACAATTTTCAATTCCATCACAGATCATGTCCTCTCGAAACATATAGTTGACAAAGTTTGGTTTGTATGACAGGTGTGTTGCGATCTTCAGAAAACACTCTCCAATGTAGTTACTGATCTGGGGTCTCGGAGCACCATTCTCCTCAGCAATTTTACATTCTGATCTAAACTCTACAAGAGCAAGCAAGAATTCTTTATTGTTAACGTAGTGTTCTGACTTCTTTTTCATACCAATAGGTTTGGTTGTACTTAGTATACTATGTTACGATCCCAACGTCAAGCTTGACAACATACTCTGAAAGGTGTACACTAACTGTGTAGCAGGTTCAGAGACATATTAAGACCATTTATTCTTTTTCTTAAAGATCTGCTCTAGAGTTTTCCTAGCGTCATCTACAGACCCGATATGCCCCTCGTTCCTTGCGGATCCTTTGGCATACTCTGGGTCTATTTTGCTTATTGACATCTCATAAAACAATTCTACCTCTGTATCACACTCTACACACGTGACGATTCTATCTATCGGCACGATGAATGATCTCTCCTTAGAGAATTTCATCCAAGGGGATACCTTGGCACCGACACGCTCTCCTACCGTGATCTCCTCTACAACTATAGGGTTGTCGAGCACGAGATAGTTACCGTTCTCGTCGTTTACATTGGTTATTTTGGATAGCACCTCTTCACCTGTCACCATTTTAAGTGCTCCAAGAAATTCTTCGTCAGGCATAGTTATTTTGTTTTGAGGTTGACATCAATAAATTCATAATCGAATGACTCTTCATTGTATATTTTGACACGTTCAATCAAATGATTGAGTGTATAGTTTCGATGACTTCCTTTGGAGATGTCATCTGCTATATCGTATAGTACAGCTTTTCTTTTATTGTCTCCCTTTCGGAGTACCCGTCCGATTGACTGTAAATTCCTTATCCTCGACTTGCTAGGAGAGGCAAACACCACGTTGTGTAGATTCCTGATATTGATACCAGTAGAGAATGTACCGTATGATGCTACAATAATGGAATCTTTGGTGGTTTCAGCAATACATCTTGCCTTTTCCCTGTCTTCTGTGTCTACTCCTCCGTAGATTAGAAAGACTTGTCTTGATTTCCCTACATTTGTATTTATCAAATCGAACAGTGGCATACCATGTTTCTCTACGTAGTTGAATAACACCAGTGTATTACCCTCTAGGTCACATACTAGGTTACGTATGAACCTATTCCTACGCTTGTCAGCACAGATATACTCCATCTCATCTTGGTATGTATCAAACTCTTGGTACTCATGCTTGAGCATTAGCACCTTGATCTCAAATTCAGACAGGTGACCCTGCTTGATGAGGTTCTCTGTCTTGGTTACCTTGTTAACAGCACCAAATACACCCTCTAATACCAGACGATTTGTCTGTAATCCATCCAACGTACCAGTGAAACCTATCCTATACTTACAATCATGTAACTTATTCATGATTCCAGTCAGTGATTTTGCCTTGAACTGGTGTGCTTCGTCACCTATGACTGCTCCGAACTGGTCGAAGTACTTCTTAGGTAACTTATAGATGGACTGCCATGTAGTTATTATAACATCTTTCTCATTATATGGTGATGATCCACCGTATACTTTGTGACAATAGTGACTTACTGCCCAACCATACTCCTTGAAGTCCTTGTACATCTGCTCTACAAGGGACGTAGTAGGCACTACAATCAACGTTCTAAGGTCTTTGGCACCAAAGTACCTACAGAGAGCATATATCATGAGACTTTTACCACTTGCAGTGGGTGACAGGAGCAATCTCCTCCTGTATTTCATTGCCTCATAGATTGCTTGGTACTGGTAGTCTCTTACTTTATGCGGGAGTTTGAGTCCTTTAACAAAGTGCCCGACACCAGAGGGTGTAACAAGGTCATCCACCTCTTGTGGAAATCCGTAGACTTCGTTGTCCACAAATACGTGGGGGTATCCTCGCTCTTGTAGAAAAGAAAGTACGTAAGGTAACAAGCCAGCATATATTTCACCTGTAGCTGGACTGAATAGTTTGATTTTTCCATCCCAATACCTCTTCTTGTAGGCAGACATAAATTTTGCTTCGGGCACCTCGAAGGTGAACTCGTCTGCTAATTCATGTTGGACGTGGGGTTCGCAATCTATTGTTAAATATACTTCGTTCTTCTTTTTAATTAGAACATCAGACATCATAACCCTTTAGCATTTTAGCAAACTCAATCGCATTCTTGATATGAAACGATTGATTGTTCACAGCCGTTAGGATACTCTTGAGAGTATCAATCATCTGGTTATAATACTTGAGCTTGAATACTGCCTTTTGGTATTTTAGATCTGAATCTATGTAAATTGAGATGTCAGTCTTAAGAAGTTTAGTCGGAAATGGTTTTTCAGATTTTCCAGTATAAAATTCCCAGAGTTCACGGTAAAGTGACTTAACTTTTAACTCGTGCTCGTCCCTCATCACAGTGACTTGGTTGAGCAAAGCAA